ATATGAAATAGTTGCATTTTATTCCACCAACCTTTTAAATCAACCATAGGAAATTGTTTGACAATAATATCACCTTTTAACCACTCATGTGAGTCAGTTCTATCTGTAAAACAATAAAATTTATGGTCAACTGTGGTATTTCTTTGTACCATGTTATAGAGTTTTTGAACATACTCTAATGAATACTTTGTACCATAACAAACGCAAGCAAAATTCATATCACTAACCAGTTATACATAGCCCTCATACTAAAAATTAAATACATAAACTCCATAAGAGTTCTTGGCCAATCTCTATCTTTATAACCAAAATACACCCACATGATACAAGCAATAACACTAAACAACCAACCTACCCATTGAGTAGCAATGTTAGCTGATGATAAAATAAAAACAGATAACATGGCAAGACCAAAACCTAACCATCTAGCACCATTTAAATCTCTATAATATCGTATCTTCATTTTGTCTTTTAAGTATTTCATAGGCGATACCACTCCCTATCTCGTCTAATGTAAATTGGTTTTGACTTACACAATTAATCCATTCATTAATTATCTCTTTGTTTGGTTTCATTGGTTCATTTATCTTACTTATATCTGTATTAGATATAGGCGAAGCAATATTATCCATATGAGTAAATGCTGGTATACCAAACATAATAGAATCTATAGCTGATAATGACATATTGGTAACCAAAGCATAAGCGCCTTCTAAATCATCTGTAATACTAGTTTCCCACCATTGATTACCAGGTCTAGGTTTATTTCTAAACTTAATTGGTCTATCTGTATATTCTTTTATAACATCTGTAATTTTATTACACCATTCATCTTGCGACATCTTATTTGTCCATTGAGTTACAGTTTGTGATGAAGGACATAATAATATATGACCATCATTGTTTTGCCATTCATTAATACTTACATCTTTTAATCTATTGTCACCAGGTTTCATAGTTTGAGTATGAATATGGCCTTTGATAACTCTAAAGTAAGTGTTTTTTATATCGTGTATTTTAGGTATAGGATATCTTGTTATTTGTTCAGTAATATAACCAACATCAATGTACCACCATTCTTCACCTAGTCTTTCAACTTCTTGTATCTCTGGCACATTTGCACCACCTAAACCCCAAAAGAAATGTATATTTCTATCTTCGTCTTTCCAACCTTTTTCTATGTAAGGCCAAATTTGGTGAGATAAACAATCAGACCATTTTAGTTTATGTATTACTAACATATTTCCAAGCCGTTCCGTCTTCTATTTCTGACATTGTAAATTGATTTGCTAGTAAACTATCAATCCAGTAATCTCTCTCTGGTGTATATAATGGGTCTTTTATTTGTGTCATATCTGTTAAAGATACAGGTACACCCATTGATTCATTTGCACAAAAACTTGGTACGCCATTCATTATAGATTGTACAACTACTGTTGATTGATATGATACTGTACAATAGGCATTTTCTAAATCTTTTTCTAATGGTGTTTTATCTTCTTTTGTTCTTATCTTAATTGGTTTTCTTGTATGTTTCTTTATTGTTTTAAGTGTTTGTTCTTCCCAATGATGATTAAACCAATAATAATTTTTAACATGGTCACTAGGTGGTATGAATAGAATATAATCACCATCATACTTCCAAGGTTTTAATTTTATATGTTCTCTGTATTTTTGTATTCGTTTGTAGTCTTCAGCTTTTAATTTTTTAATATCTCTAATATGAAAATAGTTTTTAGTTAATCTGTATATCTTTTCACCAATCTCTTTTGATTTATCATGTTTGTTACCAAACAAATAAGCATGGTCAAAATAATAAAAGTCTTGCATTTCATTGCTACATTCTTCTATCAGGCCTGCTGTGCCTCTTAACATACCAAATACTGCAATAGGATTTTTATAACTTCTATCATAATCCCACATTGTAGTTATGTATTGGTCAACACTAGCACCTGGTCTTTTGTATAAATTACCATTAGCACTCTTAACTAATGCTCTAACAGGTATATCTGTATTTTCTCTTGTTTCAAATCCGTCTATCATTTATATCATGTCCTAACATACACTCGTCATGGTTTTCAAACCATTCTTCAGCATAGTCGCACCCTCTGTAATCTGTAAACCATGGTCCACCCTCTGTAAAGTGTACATTTTTTACATCTTGTTTATATTCATATTCACTTACTAGCCAGTTCCATTCTAATGGCAATTCACCAATTAGTTCTTCACTTTCTAACCATTTAAACTGGTGTAATTCTAAACCACTTGCCTTGTTTACATAATCTGGTGTTAATGTTGTACACTTCTTACAATTCATTAACATAAAACTAGACCAGTTTTTCTTTTCGTATTTAGTCTGTACTTGACCTAAAAACTTTTTATCTGTTTTTGGTGTGTAATTATGTTTACAAACTTGAATTGCTTTACTATCATCTCTCATTCGCCATAGTTCAGCAATATCTTCAAACATTAACATATCACAATCCATAAACAATGCCCAACCTTGATAGTTCATAAGGTGAGGTATCATAAATCTACTAAAAGAAAACTCTGTACTAGACAAATTATTTCTTTCTCTTACAAAATCGTCTTTTAAATTATTTAAAGCAATTGGCGTAATCGCAACAGGCTTGGTACTATTTTGTATAATACTATGCGATAATACATTGTAAGCCACTCGTTCTTTATTATCATATCCTATAAAAATATTAATCATCTTCTTCCCTCTCTCAACACCATTTGGTTCTCACCACTAAAACCTGCCCTTTTTCTACTAGGACCTTTTGTATGGTCGTAATACATTGCTAAAACTGACCTCGCTTGTACATGAGCTTTCTTATGGTCTCCTATATTATTATTAATTACATCTCTTTCTTCTTCAAATTTTTTTCTTACATGGTCCCAAACATAACTATCATGGCATTCTAATAGATTATATATCTCATCACTATTATACATTCTTAACATTTCATCTGCGTAATTTTGTATCTCTGGATGTTTCATATTAAAACCTAAAAAACCACACTCACTATATTGACCACCTCTACCAAGATAAGTCATCATACAATCTTCTTTATATAGTTTCTCAGCCACAACCTTTTCTGGCATAGGGTGGTAAAATACACTATCTGCGTCAACACCCATAATAAAATCATAATCACTATATTGTTTTATAGCATGACAATAACCATATACTTTATAACTAAATCTTACTGCGTCTTGTAAAAAATCTTTGTAAGGTCTATGTTTGTTTCTATCTACAAACTTTTTTAAATCTGGTATTGCGTCATACATACCATCATCTTCATTATAAACAGTATAAGGCCATGACCAGTTATAAGTTGCCTCAAATCTATGAGCATACTCTTTATATAA